CTACTATATCTTCTGGTAAATCTACGAAGGTTATAATAGTTTCCACTCCACATGGTATGAATCACTTCTACCGAATGTGGCATGATGCGGAGCGTGGTCAGAACGAGTATTGTCCCACGGAGGTACACTGGTCTGAAGTGCCAGGTAGAGATTCCAAGTGGAAAGAACAAACAATAAAGAACACTAGCAAGCAACAGTTTGCTATAGAGTTTGAGTGTGAATTTTTAGGATCTGTTGATACTCTTATCAATGCAGCAAAACTCAAAGCATTAGTATACGAGCAACCCATAGAACAGAATGGCAAACTCTCTGTGTATGAGAGACCATTTGGAAAACGTGATTACATAGTGACTGTTGACGTGTCACGTGGAATATCAAAAGACTACAGTGCATTTATCGTAGCCGACATCACAGAGTTTCCTTACAAGGTGGTTGCCACATATAGAGACAACGAAGTCAAACCCATGTTGTTTCCATCTATCATATATGATGTAGCAAAGGCATACAACAATGCATATGTTCTATGTGAGGTAAATGATATTGGTGACCAAGTAGCATCAATACTATTCTATGACCTTGAGTACGAGAACTTACTTATGGTTGCTATGAGAGGTAGAGCAGGTCAGATAGTTGGATCAGGATTCTCTGGTGTCAAGACACAACTAGGTGTCAAGATGAGCACAACCACGAAGAAGGTAGGTTGTTCTAACCTCAAGACACTGGTGGAGGAAGACAAACTTATATTCTGTGACTACAACATCATATCGGAGTTGACTACGTTCATACAGAAGAAGCAATCGTTTGAGGCAGAAGAAGGATGCAACGATGACCTTGCCATGTGTCTAGTCATATTCTCATGGTTGGTAGCACAGGACTACTTCAAAGAGATGACAGATCAGGATGTTAGAAAACGTATATACGAAGAACAAAAGAATGCTATAGAACAAGACATGGCACCATTTGGTTTTGTAAGTGATGGACTATGGGATGATGAGGTGGAACAAGTAGACACTAATGGTGATCATTGGAAGACAGATGAGTATGGAGATAGATCATTTATGTGGGACTATCACGTATAGATCGCAAAAAAACTAAATAATTCCAGTCAAAATGTAGGAACCCAGACGGGAGTTAGAATGGCACTTCGATTAGCATCTCCAGGCATATCAGTAAGAGAGGTAGATCTCACCAGAGGTGGTGTAGACTTTACTCTGAACGTTGTCGGAGGGATTGCAGCACCTTTTGCAAAAGGTCCTTGCAATGAAATAACAAGAATTAACAACGAAAAAGAATTAGTCGATACTTTTGGTTTACCAGGTGTTGGAACAACCGACTACCATTATGAAACATGGTATGCAGCATCACACTTCTTATCATACGGTGGTAAGTTGGACGTTGTTCGATGCGTTGGTGGAGAACTAAACACAGCAAACGCTGCTGTTGGTACCGCAAGCACTACACTTCTTCTTGAGGGATATGAAGATTATATAAACAACCAAGCAGATGATACCAACTGGTATTTTGCTGCTAAGAATCCTGGCAACTGGTCAGAGAATATAAAAGTTGCAGTCATAGACAACGTAGCAGACCAAGTTCTTACTCCTACATTAGAAGTTGGTACTGTAGCATCAAACGTTACTGTTGGATACGGTGTCACTCAACTCTTGACAGGTAATACAATTGGTGTTGGTACTGTCACTGCTGCAACAGGAATACTAAAAGGTATTGTCTCTGCTAAGAATGCCACATTAGGCACAGTCGATGTAAGAGTCGTAAGTACAGTCATAGATGGTGTTGAGACATTAGTAGATTATCAACAGAACTCACAGTTAGAATTCCAGACTGGTGAGATGCTCAACTTTGTAACCAACTCAGGTAACGTAGTTGCAAAGGGATCTACAATAACCACAGCAGACTGGTATAATACTCAGAATATACTAACTAGCGTAGCAGACGGTGGAACAGACTTGACTACACTGTCATGGAAGTCTGTACTCAACAAACCCAAGACAAATAATTATGTTACCAAAAGAGATGGAGCTAATGATGCTCTACACGTTGTGGTTATCGATGCTGGCGGTGGAGTTACTGGAGACGTAGGATCTATCCTAGAAAAATTCCCCAACTTATCTAAAGCCAAGGATGCTACTGCAGGTGGCAACGCAGCGATATACTATAAAGACTATCTTGCAGAGAACTCAGCATATCTTTTCTCTGGTCATCACTTAGCATCTGGAACTGATGCACATCACGGTACATCACCTAAGGCATCTGGTTTTAGTGCTGCCTTTACTGCAGTCGTAACAAACGCTGGTGCTTGGGGTCAGGATGCTAAGAACATCAAGTTTGCTTCTATAGGTAATGTCAAACTAGATCTAACAGGTGGTTTAGATTACACTGGTGTAGGATTATTCAATCCACCACTAGGAGATATCTTGAACTCCTACGACAAGTTTGCAGATCCTGTGGATAGTGACATTAGATTCCTACTACAAGGTGGATGCTCTGGTACAAAGAATGAGGAACAGGCAAAGGCAAATAAACTTATACAACTAGCAGAAGGAAGAAAGGATACAGTTGCAGTTATATCTCCTAACAGAGGATCGGTTGTAAATGTAACCGACTCTGCAACACAGTTGAAGAACGTCTTATCATTCTTCGCACCACTCACCTCATCATCATATGCGGTATTCGACTCAGGATTCCAGTATGTGTATGATAGGTTCAACAAGAAATTTGTGTACATGCCATGTTCTGCTGATATAGCAGGTTGCATGGTAAGAACAGATAGGGATCACTTCCCTTGGTTCTCACCTGCAGGTACGCAGAGAGGAGGATTGAACTTCGCTATCAAACTAGCATTCAATCCTGGTCAGGATGCGAGAGACCAGTTGTATTCTAACAGAATCAACCCAATCACATCAAAACCTGGCGACGGTATCATACTGTTCGGTGACAAGACTGCTCTAGCGTTTGAGTCTGCCTTTGACAGAATCAACGTAAGAAGACTGTTCATCACAATCGAGCAAGCAATTGAGAACGCTGCTAAGTCAGTTCTATTTGAACTCAACGATGCAGGCACAAGATCAAACTTCATCAACATCGTCGAACCATTCCTTCGTGATGTACAAGCAAAGAGAGGTATACAAGACTTCTTACTTGTTTGTGATGAGACCAATAACACACCTGATGTTATTGACAGGAATGAATTCCTCGCTGACATATTCATAAAGCCAGCAAGATCAATCAACTTCATTGGTCTAACCTTCGTTGCTACGAGAACTGGAGTTTCCTTCAGTGAAGTCGTAGGAACAGTGTAATAGGAGACCCCCACAACTATGGCAATCAACAGAAACATTTTCTCCATTCCGAATAACGAAAGATCAATTGATTCTTTCAAAGCAAGACTTGTAGGTGGTGGTGCTCGTCCTAACCTCTTTGAGGTTGAGATGGACTTCCCTTCAGGTGTCGGCATATTCGATGACGAGATCGAGAACACAACTCATCGTATGATGATCAAGGGGGCACAGTTACCTGCCTCTAATATCGCAGAGGTTATCGTACCATTCAGAGGTAGACAACTTAAGGTAGCAGGTGATCGTAGATTCGATCCATGGACAATCACTGTGGTCAACGACGGTGACTTCAAACTAAGAGAAGCATTTGAGCGTTGGGCAAACTTTATTATCAAAGTGTCTGACGGATCTGGTACTATCACACCATCAGATTATTTCGCTGACTGGAAAGTAAACCAGCTGGGTCGTGCTAGAACTGACTTGAACACCAGAGGTGATCAGAGTGGTGCTACATTACCAGTACTCAGAAGATACAACATGAGAGGTTGTTGGCCGAGTGCAGTAAGTGGTATAGAACTATCTTACGACACACAAGATACTATAGAAGAGTTCCAAGTTACCCTCCAAGTACAGTGGTGGGAAGCATACGATGGCAACAACAGTGATTCTGTGGTATAATAAATAGGACAATACAAGTAAAATAATATTATGACGAAACTCTTTGGATTCTCAATAGATGATGAAGATAAGAAGTCGAAAGGCATAGTCAGTCCTGTTCCTCCTAATAAAGAGGACGGTGCTGACTATTTTCTGTCTTCTGGTTTTTATGGTCAGTACGTTGACATTGAAGGAGTATTTCGTACAGAGTTTGATGTTATAAAAAGATACCGTGACATGGCATTACACCCTGAGTGTGATACTGCCATTGAGCATGTGGTAAATGAGGCACTCGTATCAGATAGTAACGACAGTCCTGTAGAGATAGACTTAGATAATCTAAATGTAAGTGATAAATTGAAGACTGTTGTAAGAGACGAGTTCAAATATATCAAAGACATCATGGAGTTTGATAAGAAGTCACATGAGATCTTTAGAAACTGGTACGTTGACGGTAGAATATTCTATCACAAGGTGATAGACACGAAAAAACCTGACGAGGGAATAAAAGAGCTGAGATATATTGATGCACTGAAGTTGAAGTTGATGAGAATACAACCAAAGAATCAAAGGGGTTCTAAGGGAGCAGAAGGAATACCTGTATTACCATACTCAGGTGAGACAACTGTCACAAAAGATACTAAGGTACAAGAGTTCTATACATATTACCCACAGGGTATGGCACAGAGATATGGATCTGTTGCAGGTAAAGGTATAAAAATAGCAAAAGATTCTATAACTCATATACACTCTGGATTAATAGATAGAAATAAAAAAATTACACTGTCTTACTTACATAAGGCAATCAAAGGACTCAATCAATTACGTATGATTGAAGACTCTCTTGTTATATACAGACTATCAAGAGCACCTGAGAGAAGAATATTTTATATTGACGTTGGTAATCTACCTAAGGTAAAGGCAGAGCAATACTTACGTGACGTAATGTCTCGCTACAGAAACAAGTTAGTATATGATGCTAACACTGGTGAGATCAAGGATGACAAGAAGTTCATGTCTATGCTTGAAGATTTCTGGTTACCTAGAAGAGAAGGTGGAAGAGGAACTGAGATTACTACACTGCCTGGTGGACAGAACTTAGGTGAACTTACAGATATCGAATACTTCCAGAAGAAATTATATCGTTCACTCAACGTACCTGAGTCACGTATTGGTGGTGATCAAGGATTCAACTTAGGTAGATCATCAGAGATCTTACGTGATGAACTTATGTTTAGTAAGTTTGTAGGTAGATTGAGAAAGAGATTTAGTGCACTGTTCCTAGACTTACTCAAGACACAACTTATACTCAAGAACATTGTGACTCCTGAGGACTGGGAGAAGATGTCGGAGCACATACAGTTTGACTACAAGTATGATAATCATTTTGCAGAACTCAAGGATCATGAGTTGATGACTGAGCGTCTCAATATCATGGTTGCTATAGAACCATACATCGGCACATACTATTCTAGAGATTATGTCAAGCGTAAAGTCTTACGTCAGACAGATGAAGAGATAGAAGAGATGGCACAAGAAATGGAAGAAGAGAATGAGGCAGGTATCGGTGTACCTTTAGAAACTCAGAACCAAATGATGCAAGGTGCTATAGACAATGAAGTTGCAAAACAAGATCAACTAGGTAAGAACGGTAAGGAACCAAACTTAGACAATAAGAAGAACGGTGGTCGCACAGAAGCACCAGAAATAAACATCAAGAAAGCTAAGATATAAATATAACTAGCGTTTTATTAAATTATGGATTCCGCAAAACTCATTGACATGATAGCGAACGATTCGTCCTCTTCGGAAGTATCAGATGCAATCAAGGATATGTTATATAATAGATCAGCAGGTCTGGTAGACAAAGTTACACCAGATATTGCTGCAGATTTGTTTGGAGATGAGGTACCTGATGAGGGAGATCCCTTACCTGAGGTAGGTGATGGTGTAGAACCAGTAGACGCTGTTGAACAAGAACCTGAACAGGAAACAAATGAGTTGCCAACCACTTAAATTAGTATCGGACATAGGGGCATTAGATAGTGCTAACGCTACTTCTGCCGTAACATCTGCCCAAACAATCAAGACAGGTGTCGCTTATGTCGTCTGTTCAGATGCAAGAGCAGCAGGTGATATCGCAGTTTGCAACACTGCAAACCAAGCAGGTGTAGGATCGTTCCATGTAGCAAAAGGAGATTCGTTTCTCTTCCGTTACGGACACCCTGCCAAAGCACCAGTCTCTGCGATTAGTAAAGCAACATCAGCAGTAATAACTGTTGACCACACAGATACAAAGTTACAAGTAGGAGACTACGTGACTCTCTCTGGATCTGCAGTTGCAACATACAATAACACAATTGCACATGTGCCTATCACTGCCATATCAGATCCCCAAAGGACAAATGATTACAAGGTAGAGATTACAGTCACAGCAAATACAGCATCATTAGCAGATTTTACAGGTAGTGCTGTATTATCTAAATCAGTCATCTTTAGGATGGCACCTGAGACATCTTCGGGATGCACATTACACATACACGAGGTAGGAATAGGATGAAGTTAATTTCAGAAGAAATCGAATCAGTTGATATTCTTACCGAGGAAAAGGACGGGAAGAAAACTCTCTATATTACAGGACCTTTTTTACAAGCAGAAATGGTGAACCGCAACAAACGTTGCTACCCCATTGGCACTATGGTAAAAGAAGTCAAAAGATATAGTGATGAGTTTGTATCTAAAGGACGTGCACTAGGAGAACTAGGACATCCAGACGGACCTTCAATAAACCTTGACCGTGTATCACATAAGATTGTTGAACTAAGGCAAGAGGGAAACAACTTTATGGGTAAGGCACAGATCTTATCTACACCCATGGGTAAGATTGCACAATCACTATTAGGTGAGGGTGTAAAACTAGGTGTATCATCTAGAGGTATGGGATCAATAAGCACACATGAGGGAGTATCTTATGTGGGTGAAGATTTTATGCTGGCAACAGCAGCAGATATAGTTGCAGATCCATCAGCACCCGATGCATTCGTAGACGGTGTAATGGAAGGCAAGGAATGGGTCTGGGAAGGATCTATTTTGCGTGAAAAACATTTACATAATGCTAAGAAGAGTATAAATACTCTGGTGGATCAAAATAAACTTGAGGAACATAAGTTAGATTTATTCCAAAAGTTCTTGTCAGATCTATAATTGTCTAAATAACTACAGTAAATTCTTACGAAATACGGACTGGTAAAGATGACCGCAAGTAACAGCGAACTAAATGAAATGGAGAACCAGGTCACCAAGGGATCAAAACCTGCGGAAACAATGCCTGCCACTCCTAACTACGTACCCGACGCAGGGGGCACTGGTGTCGAAGACCTAGGAGGTCCTACACCACAAAATGCAAAACCTACAGATGATAGCAACAAGTTGAAGACACCTTCAGCAAAGTTTGCACAGCAAGGTGATGTACAAACCAAAGGAACTGCTGGAACTGTCAAGCAAGACGGTCCTCTAGGTAATGTTTCTACTGGTATGAAATCTACTGGATATGGTAGAGGTGCCAACGAGGAAGTCGAAGCCGAAGGCGAGTCCGTCGTAGAGAATGAGGTTCAAGAGATCGATATTGATCTTTCTTCAGATGTAACAGCATTGTTTGAAGGAGAGAAGCTCTCTGAATCATTCAAAGAAAAAGCAAAAACAATCTTTGAAGCGACTATCAAGTCGAAGATTGTATCGCTACAGAATTCTCTCGAAGAGAAGTATCAGGCCAGAATAGAGGAAGATCTATCTGCCTACAAAGGTACTCTCCAAGAAAGAGTAGACTCTTATCTGCACTATGTGTCAGAAGAGTGGATTACTGAAAATGCACTCCAAGTAGAGTCGGGGGTCAGAGGGGAACTCTCTGAATCCTTCATGACTGGTCTCAAAGGTCTTTTTGAAGAACATTATGTACAAATCCCTGAGGAAAAATATGATGTACTTGAGGCAATGGTCACCAAACTAGATGAAATGGAGACTAAACTAAACGAGCAGATTGATAGCAATGTCGCTTTGACCAAGCGTTTATCAGTATCTGTATCAGACAACATCCTTGACGAAGCAAGTGCAGGGTTAGCATTATCCCAAAAGGAGAAACTATCCGAACTAGCTAAAGGTGTTGAGTTTGAGAGTGAAGAACAATACAGGGAAAAACTCAATACATTAAAGGAATCTTACTTCGCTAAGAAACCTGTTACTGAGTCCCAAGAAGTCACTGAAGAGACTTCTATCAACGAAGACGTAAGCCCAGCAATGGGTCAGTACCTTCAGGCACTTCACAAGTTCCAATAAATTAAATCCATCCTTATCACTTACAAGGTAAACACAAATGTTTAACTCTGGACAACTCCAGAAGAAGTGGGCTCCTCTCCTAGAGGCCGAAGGACTTGAGAATATCAAGGACAACCATAGGAAAGCAGTTACCGCACAACTTCTAGAAAACCAAGAAAGATTTTTAAGAGAGGAGAGAGCATTCTTATCAGAAGCACCTCCTACAGTAAACACAGACCCATCAGGCACAGGTAATCCAGGTTTCTCTGGTTCTGCTGCAACAGGTGGACCTGTAGCTGGTTTCGACCCAGTACTAATCTCATTGATTAGAAGAGCAATGCCTAACTTGGTGGCATATGATCTAGCAGGCGTTCAACCAATGAACGGTCCTACAGGATTGATCTTCGCAATGAGATCACGTTTCGACAATCAGAACGGAACAGAAGCATTATTCAACGAACCAGATTCAGCGTTCTCAGCACAGAATAATAAGGCTACTCTTACACAGGGTGACTATACTGGTGCTACAGACGGTGGAACATCTGTTGGTTTTGGTACAACTGCTCAAGGTGGTACTAACCCAAGCATATTGAATGGTGGTTCAGACAATGCTTACGGTGTTGGACAAGGTTTCAAAACACAAGACTTGGAAAAGTTAGGTGATGATACCACAAACAACGACTTCCGTGAGATGGCATTCAGTATCGAGAAGGTCTCGGTTACTGCTAAGTCAAGAGCACTAAAGGCAGAGTACAGTTTAGAACTTGCTCAAGACTTGAAGGCGATTCATGGTTTAGATGCAGAAGCAGAACTTGCTAACATTCTTTCAACTGAAATCCTTGCGGAGATCAACAGAGAGATCGTTAGAACAATTTACAAGGTTGCTGAAGCAGGTGCACAAACAAACACAGCATCAACTGGTATATTCGATCTAGACACCGACAGTAATGGTCGTTGGATGGTTGAGAAGTTCAAAGGTATGATCTTCCAGTTAGAAAGAGATGCTAACGCAATCGCACAAAGAACTCGTCGTGGAAAGGGTAACATCATCCTATGTTCTGCAGACGTAGCATCAGCACTAACAGCAGCAGGTCAGTTAGACTATACACCTGCACTAAACAGCAACTTGACTGTTGATGACACAGGTAACACATTCGCTGGTACACTAAACGGTAGATACAAAGTTTACATCGATCCATTCGCTGCTAATTTAGACGCTAACCAGTACTACGTTATGGGTTATAAAGGTACTTCACCTTATGACGCAGGTATTTTCTACTGCCCTTATGTACCACTACAGATGGTAAGAGCAGTTGGACAAGACACCTTCCAGCCAAAAATTGGATTCAAGACCAGATATGGTATGGTTTCCAACCCATTTGCTGAAGGTACAACACAAGGTCTTGGTAGAATCACTGCTAACAGTAACAGATACTACAGAAGAGTTAAAGTTACAAACCTTATGTAAGCGAGTCGCTTATATACTTTCAAAGGACTGCAGTTGCAGTCCTTTTTTTATGCTATGATAAATATGTTAGTACTTAAGATTATGAAAGATCAAGGATCGATTGATGTACAAGAGTCACAGGATGTGAAATGGAACCGAGGTCTCGATATTTTTATTGAATCTGTCCACTCACCCGACTCTAAACTGAGAGGATGTGCACACAACCAAGATTGTTATAACGAATTGATGTGGATTCGTGAGCATGTCATAGAGTATCTTCAAACGCTACGTCGCTAATGCCAACCAGAAAAGTCGTACACCCTAGTAAGTTTTCAGAGGTTTCTAACAGAAATCCTTTGTCTATTGTTGGATTCAAATTTCTTTTGAACCGATGCCCTATGGTGGACTTCATGTGCAACACTGCAAACATACCATCCGTAGAGTTGGGTGTTGCAGAGCAGACATCATATTTGAAAGACATACCAGTGCCAGGTGACAAACTTACCTATGGTGATTTGTCAATCACTTTTATTGTTGATGAAGATATGGAAAACTATCTACAGTTATACCAGTGGATGACACAACTAGGATTCCCTGAGTCATTAGATCAGTTCCAAGAACTAAGAAACACAAATAACATGCTGCCAGAGCCAGCAGTGCCAGGTGATTTCTTCAATGAAAGATCAGACGCTACCCTTATGATACTAAGCAGTGATTATAATCCTACTGTAAATATAAAATTCAAGGATGTATTTCCTGTGTCGTTATCAGGCATTCCCTTCGATGCTACAATAGAAGAGCAGCAATACTATACAGCAAGTGCTACCTTCCGCTATACTATTTTTGATGTGATTGACGTAAATGGAAAGAAAGTCTAACCCTTTATCTTTAGAGTTTATACAGGACATATGGGAGAAAGACTCAAAGATGAATCAAGATGAACTTGATACTGAGTCGCTGAAAATACCCCAACTGCATGCCAAATATTACGACCTATATAATACAATACTTCTCATGCGTAAACGTGATGAGGCAGTATATACGAGTAGTCTATTAGACAGACGTAAGTATTACACAGGGAAAGCAACAAGCGATATATACGCTGCAGAACCCTTCCCCTACAAGGTCAGAGACAAAGATGACCTCAAGTTATATCTTGACTCAGATGCAAAACTGAGCAAGTTAAAACTAAAGATTGATTACTACGACACTATGCTCAAGTATCTGGAAGAGATACTCAGGCAAGTCACTAATAGAACCTACCAAATAAAGAATGCAATTGAGTGGCGACGGTTCTCTTCTGGTTATGGCTGATCTTGTTATCAAAAAGAAGAACGAAGTATTTTTACAAGTACAGTGTGAACCTCACATTGGAAATGAATTAGCAGACGAGTTCACATTTGATGTGCCAGGTGCTAAGTTCATGCCACAGTATAGAAATAAGTATTGGGATGGTAAGATAAGATTATATAATGTATCTAAGAATGAAATCTACGTAGGTCTTCTTGATAAGATTGTTGTATTTTGTCAGAGATACAATTACGAGTATGAATTTGAGAACTCCAAGTTCTATGGTTTGCCCTATCAAGAGACGGAAGGAATCTCTCATGAGGGAGTAAAGGACTACCTAACGGCCATCTCGAAATACAAACCTCGTGACTATCAGATTGAGGGTGTGTTTGATGCATTGCAAAAGAATAGAAGATTAATTATATCACCTACAGGGTCTGGTAAGTCGTTGATGATATATGCCATTACAAGATACCACACAGAATTCAATAGGTCAACACTTATTATAGTACCAACCACCTCTCTTGTCGAGCAGATGTATAAGGACTTTGCTGAGTATGGATGGGATGCAGACACATACTGTCACAAAATATATGCAGGCAAGGATTTACTGAGCAAGAAACCAGTCATAGTCTCAACTTGGCAGTCAATATACAAGCTGCCTAAGTCATGGTTTGAGAAGTTTGATGTCGTCATAGGTGACGAGGCACATCAGTTCAAGTCTAAATCATTAGTAAGTATAATGCAAAAACTGTATGACACGAAGTATAGGTACGGGTTCACGGGTACACTCGATGGTACTCAGACTCATAAATGGGTACTTGAAGGTCTATTCGGATCCTCTTATAAAATCGTGGACACGAGAGAACTACAGGAGAAAGGTTATCTAGCAACTCTTAGCATCAAGATACTGTTACTCAAGCATGATCCTGTAGTGTTTGATACTTATCAGGATGAAATAGAGCATCTTATAACTCATAAAAAAAGAAATAATTTTATCAAGAACCTAGCCCACGACTTGAAAGGTAACACATTGATACTATACAGTAGGGTTGCCACCCATGGAGAGGTGTTACACGGTATAATAAATACAGATGACCGCCAAGTCTTCTTTGTTCATGGTGGTGTTGATG